CCATCCTGAAGTCGTCGACATAGTCGACCTCCTACGCTAATCTGATTATTGCGCTACTTGCGTCTGCTGTTGGAAACTCAATTTTAAAAGTTCCATTACTAGCTGTTTTATCACCACCAAATGCAATAACACAAACAGCATCAGTTGTTCCTGAACCACCATCTGTTGTTGTGTTATAAATTAAAGCTCCATTTGCAGTGAAAGAAGCAGATGAATAAGTTACATCTGAAAAGTCTGTAAATGCAGTTGTTGAAGATAAAGATACACCAGAGTTTGTTAAAGTTGCACCACCTGCAACATATGCAGATCCAGATGTATTAGATATCTCGTTTGAAGTAGAGTAATCAGTTGTTGAAGCACCTAAAGATGCTGAACTTGTAAATAAAGCAATTTTAAAAGTGTGTCCACCTGAAGATTCAAAACTGTGTTTACCTTGTAAAAGCTCTTGTTTGAAGCTTGAACATATTGCTGATGTTATTGCCATAATTTATCTCCTACGGGTTTGGTGAGGGTAGTGGTATTCTAAGAGTTCCATCAGTATAATCGTCTCTTCGTCTTCTACCAACTTGCTCACTAGCAAACTTCTGTACCTCTTGTTTATATTTATTTTCATATAAAGTCAACATATCCATTGGACCTTTTAAAAATCCATATGCCTCTGATAAACAGCAATATAACAACCCATTTGGAAAATTAAGACTAATATAATTAGTTTGATTACCAGACTCTAAAGTTGCTGGCATTTTATTAAAATGCACTCTAAATCTGTAAGTTGTATTAGGAACTGGAGCAAAAGCTATACGTCCAGATGTAGTATCCGTATTCCCAGTTCCGCCACCAAACATAGCATAATATTTAGGTTGACCCTGAGCTGCTGATGTTCCAGTTACATCTTGGTATTCTTGTAGATACGTATAATCTTTTTTTTCTAACCATCTATTAGCTCCTGTAGTTTCCGATCCTGCAGTATCATATACTTGTATACCTCTAACAAATAGACAGCCAGCAGGAGCATTAATTGATTCTTGTCCAGCAACTAAATTACCTAGTTGTTGCTTTCTATCTGCATCAATAGGTATGTCTCTCATAATTCTATGTTGAGCATTTAAAATTATATTTTCTAATATGTCTGTTGTAAGAACATTAGAGTCTGTTTCTGTATAATTTCTAATTTGTGTAACTAACGTGTCGTAACTTATTCCAGCCATTATGCTACTAGCTCCTGACAAAGAGAACAGGATTTTCTAAATCTTGTATGTCCTAAACAATGTTTTGGTTTATCGATTGGATTTTCTGTATAAACAGGCACATCTGGTTCTGGTGTTTTTAAATATAATTCTGCATGTTCATCCATGTCCTCTGGACATGCACATTGTTTTATTCCAAATAACTTACAAAAGAAATTTTTAATTTTTTTAATCATGCTGTTACCGTTACTGGTCCCGCTGATGCAGAACCACCTCCTCCTGTTTCAGTTATACTAGATGTTGTTGCTGTTGCAAAGGTATAATTATCATCATCCACTTTTGTAATTACGTATCCTGCAGCTAAATTTATTGTTGCTGCAGCTACTCCACCAACTACATTTGCATCTCTAAACCTAACTCTATCACTTGTAGATCTACCATGATCTGGTTCATTTACAGATATTGTTGTAGATCCATTTGTTGTTGTAAATGGATTTAATGGTAATATTCTTGGAACTGCAGTTTCTACTCTATCTGGTCTAACATTACGTAAAGATATAGAATCACCATTCATAGGTTTTGGTTCTAATTGTGGTTGTTTTGGTTCAAACTCTGACACATGAACAAATGATCCATTCCATTCTCTAACCATTTCCTTGTATGGAAACTCCATGCCAGACCTATCTGATATTGCTTTTGCGTATTTACCTGTTGCGTATTTTGCCATTATGATCCTGGGTAATATGCTTTTGGTGTTATATGTGTGCTAGATGCAGAACCATCCTCTGCTAGCGCTCTTGCAAATTCGTCTTCATAAATTAATTTTGTCGCTTGAGTCATTTGTGGCATATATTTCATAGATAGATAATAGGCTAATCCTGACACCATACAAGGCACAAATCTAAATGGTACATCAGTTGCGTTTGTATAATCACCTACATCTTGTATTCTTTTTATATAATAAAAATGCATATCTTTAGATGCATTTGTTGAATCTGGTGTTGGATAGATATGTATTCTTACTTTATCAATAAATCTCTCTACCCAATATTGATTAGGTGTGCCTTTTGATAATTTATTTGAAAATCCTGCGTATGTAGATCTGTCTACTTTTGTCATCGGACTATCTGATTGTGTTGTCTGAGTTCTATTAGATCTTAACTGCGCCTCAAGGACATCGGACATTCCAAATACATTTGCTGGTGTAGAGACAGCACTTGTTCCATCATCACTAGATCTAAAAAAGTCATAGTCTGATTGACCTTCAATTAAATCCATATTAAGTTCATCTACTTCCCAATAGTGAATACCTCTATTACCCCATTCTTGAAATAAAATATTTAAGGTTCTTCTGGCATTTTTTAATTGATAACCAGCAACATTCTGTTGACCTATACGTTCAAAAGCTTCTTCTATTATCTCATCGATAGCAAAAGTTTTATCGAACGTTGTTGTTCCCGAGGTAGTGTTAGCCATTTAAACTCCTAGCCAGTGTAGCCAATAGTAACAGATGTAGTATTTGTTATTGTAGCATGTAAAGTTGTGTCGAATCTAATACCATTTCCAGGCATAAAAATGTCTAAACCTTCTGTGCCAAAATCAGCCTCAAATACTTTTGCTCCACTACCATCACTACTATTTCTTAAAATTAGTTTAGAACTAGCAACTCCCTCACATTGAATGTAAGTAACTCTACATGGACCAATAGCAGTTGATCCACCAGAAATAGTTTGAACCTGTCCCGTGCTTGTTATCGTAGTAAACTTCTGATCTGAACTCATATTTTTCTCCTTAAAATTTAAGCATGGGGCCGAAGCCCCACACTAAATTAATTATTAACTTACTGCTGCACTAAATGGTGTAGCTAAGTCACCAGTTCCTCCAGATGTGACCTGAACGCCCCATCTGTTTGCACCGATTGCTTTGCAAGTTATGATTGTTCCAGCTAGTCCACCTGTTGTACTACCGTTTAAAGTAATAGTATCAGATGCTGCTGCAGTCATAAAACCTTCAGCACTATCAGTTGTGTCTGTGTCAACCATTAACGCATTACCAGTCATTGTATCACTAGCGTTAGCAACTTGTAAAACAAAGTCAGCAGTTTTAGTTGTTCCAATGTATATCTCAAAAGAAGCACCTAAATTGTTCGCTGAGTTTGGATCGTTACCTGGACCTGCAACACCTGAATCAGATGATGAGTTAATCGCAGGTAAAGTCAAAGTAGCTGCACCAGCAACATTGTGGTACAACATTCTACCAGCATGTGTATCAACAGTTAAAGAAGTTGCACCTGCTCCGATACTCACAGAGTTTCCAGTTCCAACGCTTTGAAAACCATTAATAGATTTTACTGGTCCTTGAAATGTAGTTTTTGCCATAATTATATCCTCCTAGTATTTCCGAATACAGTCTCTAGGCCGTCGACTATACGCGTCTGTATTCTAATTAATTGTATAGTAATAAATTTATATACTAGATTTTAATAGAGCGCAAGAGAGCCTGTAATGTGGATTGAATTTTTCCAACGATGTAGCTTTTTATTAAGTAGCTACAGAAACTTGAGGAGCCGCATCATCTATTTTATTTTGTGCATTAGCTTTTTCTGCTTCTGCAAGTTTGATCTGGCTAATTACTTCTCTGACTTTTCTGTCAATCTTAACCATATCGAGAGTATATCTACCCTCTTTCAGATGCTCCTGCTCCCATTGAAGATCTAGTCCCTTCTTCTTTGTGTAAAGGGTCTCCAGTTGTTGCATTATCGCCTCCATCTATAACCTCCTCATAGGTTATTCTGTTTACCCTTGGATCATGCATTTCTCCAAGATGTTCCCATTTTATATCATTTTTTCCCAACTTGTCAATGATAGCGTTTTCTATGTCTATAGGACCATCTAAAGATTTGATAGTGAAATCTGCGTGTCTCTGATATGCGAATATTTGGACTCTAAATTTTTTCATGATCTCACCATTTGATTTTCTAAATGGGGCCGTTTTAAGGCGGCCCCATAAAATTTATTAATTACGCACCTTCTACACCGAAGATACCTCTAGGGTCTGATACTCCAAATGAGTATCTTTCTCTAGCTTTGTATCTAACGTTTCCAGTATCGAAATCGCCTTCCATTGCAGTTGTTAATGGAGCTCTTGTAAACATTTTCATACCATTAGGCACGTCTGTAATGATGTAAAACGCATCAGTGTCAGTTAGGTAATTGTTCACTCTGTATCCTTGAGGAATCATTCCCATTGACGCGATTGCATTAATATCATTGTCAGCTGTTCCAGTTCTACCTTGAGATTTCATTAATCTCTCAGCTGTAAACTGAAGCTCTTGAGGAACAATCATTTTTACTCCTCTTGCTGCAATTTTAAGACCTCTCTCGTCAGTCATCTTACCAATATCGATAAGTGATTGCTCTAACGAAGTTTCGTTAAGATCTGCCTGCGTAGTCAGAGTATTTTGGAAAGTACCTGCTATCGTAGGGTGAGATGTGTTAAACAAGCTAACTCCATCTCCTGAATCAAATGTATCAGTTGATGGTAAACCGTTGATTAAAGGCTCAACAGATTTAACTTGTTTCGCATTGCTCATAGATCTTGCTAAAGCTTTTGTATATCTTGCAGCGAGTCTATCGTAAAGATTATCTTCGATAGCTTCTTCTGTGATTGCAAATGCTAAAGCTACGGTCTCGTGAGTGTATCTAGCTGTAAAAGTTTCTTGTGCATCGTCGAATGATACTCCAGCACCTTCTGCTTTTACTTGCGCTCTTCCGAATCCTGATAACATAACTTCTTCTTCAAAAGCTCTGTCAGAAGACTCGTTAGTATAAATCTCAGCATGCTGATTTTCATACCTTTTATATTCCAGGCCAAATAGTGCATTTAAACCTGGCTCTAGTTCTTTAACTAGCTGTGATCTTGATATAGCCATAATTTATCTCCTATTCTCCTAGTATAATTTAGCGTCTTTTGCTATTGTTACTATGATATTAGCACCAGCTGCAGTTAGATCCTCGTTCTTTGGATCTTCAGCTGATCTTACAACAGTAAACATTTTGTTTACGTTTGCAGAATCTATATCTAGTGTCACAACAGATTGACCATCTTTCGATGTTCCACCGTTGTTGTTACAGTTAAAAGTAGTTCCATGATTAGCTTGAGTTACCGCTGCATCCGCTTTAACCATGTATTCTTGGTTTGGATCATCGTTAACAAAAGCAAAACCATTTGTGCTACCCGTGTTTGGGTTAGTTCCAAATGCTTGAGAAGCCGCAACACTGTTTGCAAAAGTTGGTTTCTTAGTTGTGCCATCTATAAAGAAAAAGCCATTAAGAACTCCAACTAATTTAGCATGACCAGTGTTAGTGTAGCTTGCTCCGCCAGTTCCGCCATCGTCAGTAGTCGCGAAACTTGCGTCCTGAATGAAACCTTGGTTACCAGCATCTTGAATAGATGCAGGGTCATTTTTCATCAGAGCAACACCTGGAGCTGTCTGAAGTTGATATTTAGATTGACCTTGAATAGAAGGCGTATTGCCTAATCTCATAGCCGCTCTGAAACCAAATCCAGTAGTTGACTCATTTGCCATAGTTGTTTTCTCCTATTAAAGTTTATCCGATGATTAAGAAATAGTTAAAAAATTATTTCTTTGTACCACCGAAGGTTACACGAGACTGCCTCTCAACATTGATTGGCATCCTCTGGTCTTGCTCCTTCATAAGATCGTTTGATACTGCTTCGCTTCTGTCTTCATGACGTCTTGTCATGTAGGCTTGTCTCTGCTTCGCAATCTCTTCTGGTACCTTCGCAAGTAGAAGGCCACCAACCCCAACTACCCCCTTGTATTTACCGTCTTCGATAACTGGATAATCAGATGCGTTTTCGATTTCCTCAGATCTAACAAGTTCATAACCTTCTCTAATTCGTCCAGTTACGTTCTTGGTATCTTGGAAACCAACACTCTCTGCTCTTATCCATCTGTACCTAAATCCATTAGGTGCAGGGGGTGCATCTAGAGATGATGGTGGAACCCACACTTTAGGTCTCTCTGACTTTGTCCGTGTTTGGTTCGCACGTGAAGTATTTTTATCTTTTTCCATTTTACGCTCCTCCCGTGTTTTTCAATTGTTTTGCGTACTCTTCAAGTGGCACTCCTAATTTTTTAGCTATTGCTACTTGTGATGAAGTGAGTCTCACAGTTTTGCGTCCTGGTTTTACGCTTCTGTTTGCTGATGCAACCGTTTGCACGGGAGCGGACGTTTTCTCTGCCTCATTATTACCAAATTTAGTTGGAAAGTCAACTTTCATTCTTCGATCTATCTCCTGATAATACTCATCAGAGGTAGTATCATAACCTTCGTTTTCTAAATCCTTGTGGTGTTCTATAGCCGTGTTAGTCATAGCTCTGTTCGCACCAAACCAAGTATTTTTGGATGCCCATGCCTCAGCCTTTGGATCAGGCATTGGCGTGCTTGTTGTCTGAGGTTGTTCGACAGGTTTAACAGGCTCTTCAATCTTAGCCTGTTCTCTGCTTTGTTTTGCCTGTTTGATCCTAGCATTTTCAAAAGATAATTCTGCTATTCGTTTGTTAGCAGCTATCTGACCTTTTGCGTCGGATGCCTCGATGGCAGCAGCCAGTTCTCTTTCTGCAGCCTCTAACCCAGCATTAATATTTTTTTCAAATCTATCTAGGTTATCTAGGTCTGTTTTTTTGAAACGAGACTCTACCTCTTTTCTTTTTTCTTCAACAGCCTTTGCGTACTCAAGAGCAGCTTGTTCTCTTCTCTCTGCCTCTCTCATTTTACGAGTTAGTTTAGCGATACGTGATTGTACGCCTTTACTGTACTCTTCTAATTTATCATCTTCCTTTTTTACTTCTTCTTGTTTCTTTGTCTCTTGTTCTTTCTGAACATCCAACTGCTCATCAGATTTCTCAGATGTGTCATTGGACTCATTATTGTTTTCAGTATTTTCATTTGATATCTCCACTTCATTTTCAAATGTTTTATCTTCTGGTAGATCTATATCTGCACCAGGACCTGATGTATCAATGTCAACCGTTTTTTTATCTTCTGGCATAGTTATCCTCCTATGTTAATACTCATGCAAGATGTCCTCTGGACTATCAATTGTTGCTAACACTTCATCGTCGTTTAGCAGACGCATCTCTCCACCATCTATTTTGATTCGGCTACCTGCATATCGTGCAAACATAACCCAATCTTTTTCTTTGCACCATGGACCTTCCGGATACCTCTCTTTATCCTTATAACATTGTGGACCCATGGCCATAACTAATCCTACCTGTGAGGCAACCTGTTGCCTTTCTAAAGTAGTCTCAGCTAATACTATTCCACCTTTAGTTTTCTCTTTCATCTTAAAAGGTAAAACTAAAAGTCTCCAACCCGTAGGTTTTGGAATTTTTGCCTCTTCTTTTTCTGATTCAACCCCAACTAATTTTTTTTCTGGTATTTTAATTTTTTGATTTGGGGTCAATATTGATGACTGTT